ATGGCGTGAGGGCTGTTTTGACACCTCCACCGATTTTCAGGCAATAAAAAACCCGCGAGGCGGGTTTTTTACTCAAGGCTTGCGATCAATCATCGCGGCTCATGATGCCGAACAGCTGCAACAAGCTGATGAACAGGTTGTAGATCGATACATACAGGCTGATGGTCGCCATGATGTAGTTACGCTCGCCGCCATGAATGATGGCGCTGGTCTGGTACAGGATGCACACCGAGGAGAACAGCACGAAGCCCGCGCTGATCGCCAGTTGCAGACCGCTGATCTGGAAGAACAGGCTGGCCAGCACCGCGCCCATCAGGACGAAGAAACCGGCGGTGATGAAACCACCGAGGAAGCTCATGTCCTTGCGGGAGATCAGCACGTAGGCCGACAGGCCACCGAATACCAGCGCGGTCATCGCAAAGGCCGAGCTGACCACTTCAGCGCCGCCCTGCATGCCCAGGTAACGGTTGAGGATCGGGCCGAGCAGGAAGCCCATGAAACCGGTCAGGGCAAACGCCGACACCAGGCCCCAGGCCGAATCACGGAGTTTGTTGGTGAGGAAGAACAGACCATAGAAACCGATCAGCACCACGAAAATGTTCGGGTAACCGACCCGCATCTGCTGGGCCACATAAGCCATCACGCCGCTGAAGGCCAGGGTCAGAGCGAGTAGGCCGTAGGTGTTGCGCAGGACGCGGCTAACTTCTAGCTGCTCGGCCTGCATGCTGTTATTAACTGCGTAATCCTGTTCGCGCATGGCGACACTCCTGTTGGTTGAAACGTTCAGTGGCAAAGATCATAACAGACGCTCTGCAACAAGCTATGTACAGAGTTTGACAGTGTGTTTCATTCAGGTATTATGGCGCCCGCAACAAAAACGGAGGTGTGGCCGAGTGGTTTAAGGCAACGGTCTTGAAAACCGTCGACTGTAACAGGTCCATGAGTTCGAATCCCATCGCCTCCGCCATCTTATGTACGACAAAGCCCTGATTATTCAGGGCTTTGTCGTTTCTGACGGCTTTGACTGCCATGCCAACAATGCAACGTGTTCCATAACTAGCACTGTTTTAGCCCCCTCCTCCGGCGTCCTGCCGACCGAACATAATTCCCCTCCCTCTACATCTCGTCGCCTCAAATCGCGCACCGCCACCGGCTCGATTACTGTATGTACACACAGCAACAAAAGCATGTGAGGCAGCACCGTGCACATCGACGACACAGCCGATTGGCTGGGCACCCGCACACCTCTCGAAACTTGCATTCAGCACTGAGCGTTGCTTGAAAACGAGATCCAGGAACTCAAGCTGCAGCTACGCAATGCCCGAGAAGACTTCGGACTGACCAAAACTGAAAGACCGCTAAAAGAGATTTCAGGGGATACCTGGCAACGAGAGGTGTCGAAGTGGTGGCAAGCGCAAGGAGATAATTGACTGGACCACCAGAGCAGGATCGAACAGACGAGAAGCAGATTACCTCCAACAGAAGCTTGCTGACCTGAGGCCCCAATCAAAAACGATTGTCTAAACTCAAGATTCAGCTCTAGGTCTTATCCCAGCCCCTAGAGTGGGCGACCGCGAGGCCCGAACTTCTGGACCCCACGGTGGTAGGTCAGCTAGAGAACAATTAAAGTCGGCCCATTTTTCGTTTCAGGGTCGGAGGTAAGCGTAAGCTGGACAGATGTCAGGCTTGTTGTGAAATTTTCCGTGCCCCGCCCGTTGTTCATCGAGGCAAGCCACTGAACGTTAGAGTTCCAGGCAACTTTAGGTGAACAGTTGCCCGAACCATTAGCTAAAACAGCAGCATCAAGAGTGAAACTCATTTCCTGTTTTGGTTGGTCCATAACCCCGGGCCCCTTCCATCCCACAGTCGCAAGCTGCATATTCTTACTATTATTATCGTACACGTTATTGAGTGCAACTTTGAACTCCGCCGAAGTGACTGTAAACTCCGTATCATTTTTTAATGTTACAGTGGCTGCGTACAGGCTATTCCCACCCTTGCCGAGCGACAATGCACCGGGCAGAGTCAATTCTATCGAGATACCACTCTGCTCGAAGATGGTGAAGGCTTTAGCTGGGTCTTGCTCTAGATCAGGGATTTTTTCACCTAACTTAGTCATTTTTTAACTTCCTTATTCTCATATAAATTGAAGTTCTGAAAAAGAACTTCTCCCTATTAAGCGAATCCAACCTGCGGATACGCCAAACCATTAAAGTTTGATCATCCCACCCTGTCAATATTTACAACCACCCTTTTGAAAGAGCAATTCACTCACCTACTTATTGCGAACAGCAATAAGGCTTTTTCCTCACAATAAATAATATTTTATTTCAACAACAAGATAACTGATCTATATGCAAGTACCCCTTAGATTCTAAGTATCTGAACTAACAGCGAAAAATGAAGAAGGGCTGGTCTTGATCCACAGTGATAGTCGCGAACACACACCGACCAACCAAGGGTGCAGCCCTCCATGAACTAATTGAATGCGCTCCCAGCTTGCGGTCAATTTTTCTGTAGAGGATTTCGATAGGCTGAGAGGTGCCAACGTGGCTCCGACAAGCAAACTCCCCCTCCTTCCGGCGTTCTGCCGACCCAACTCCCTAATCTGGCCTGCAGTACCACGACTGCGAATACAGGCGACCGTCGACCTCTTCGATACCACTCAGCGTGAAAGCGTTGGTTGCCATCCCAGACAGAAATGCGTCAAGCAACGGCGGTAGCAGTTCAGGATCAAGCGGCATTGCCGGCCGGATCGTCGCTATGTTGCTTGTGCGATTCATGATCTTGCACATCTCATGGCGAATATTCACATCGCCGCGGATCGGCTTCTCCCTGCGTATCTGCTCCCATGATTTAGCCACCCCTCTGTCTCGCATCGGGACAATCTGGAAGTACATCGCAACCTCTATACTGTATAAAAACACAGCATATTATTCGCGGCGTTACGACCATCAATCGGATGCTGACGAGTGGTGCGGCCGCCGGTCTAGCGTAAATGAAGTGGACCACCACTTCGGGGACGAACATGTGCGGAAGAATCGCGCAGTACCACGGCATCCACGACTTCGTTGCCGTACTCAGCATGCCCGGGGCCATGGTCAACACAGTCGGCGATCAGCCACTTGGGCGGTATAACGTGGCGCCGACAACCCAGGTCACCCTGCTCCACCTGGAGAACGGGGCGCTGCATGCCGACCTGCTCAGGTGGTGTTGGAAGCCGCATTGGGCAACCAATCGAGCCGAACCCAATGCCCGCGCCGAAAAGGTCGGTCACAACCCATATTACCGAGCAGCCTGGCCAAATCGAGCAGTCACGCCAATTGACGGATGGTTTGAATGGCTTATGGAAGAAGGTGGAAAACAGCCCTACTACATCCAGCGACGTGATGGCGTGCCCAGCCTGTGCGCCTCGATTGGCCATTGGCCGCATGCTGACGAGCCTCCTCGGGAACACGACGGCTTTGTGATCATCACTGCAGACTCCGCCGGCGGCATGGTCGACATTCACGACCGGCGGCCAGTGATCCTAGCCCCGGACCTGGCCCGGGAATGGCTTGATCCGGCGACACCCAAGGAGCGAGCCGATGTTGATGCACCAGAGCGAACCGTCCGAGGCGTTCGAGTGATTCAAGGTCGACCGCGCCGCGGGCAACACAAAAATCAGGGGGGCGCACTTGATCTATCCCATCAGCGAAATCCACGGCGGAGCATTCGTGAATAACGGCTGACCACCCGTTTACTCTCCGCCGAGGGATCGAACGTAAGCCTGGCAAGCCTGCAGGGCTATCAGCCCCCCGTCGCCGTCGTCGGTGATGCCGACAATTCGTTGAGCATGCGCTGGGTCAAGTCGGGCGCGTGTGGCTCCATGAACCACGCCGCCGGGGGCGGGGGCGGCAGGCATGTTGCTGCAACTGGCTGTATCCGCGGCGTCGACAAGGACTGACAGCCGCAGGTCAGCAGTAGCAAGGCGATCGCGCAGGCGAGCTTGGTCTTTCTGAGCATTGGTCAGCTCCTGATGGTGGGATTGGTCGGCGGTGGCCAGGCGCTGCTCAAGCGCCTGGCGCTTGACTTGCTCGGCCTGCTGCTGGGCGCTCGCTGCACTGCTGATCGCGCTCAGATCATCCTGGTGCTGCCGGGCACCTACCTGCTGCGCCGCTTCGAAGACACTGCCTGCAAGGAATGCGGCATGGTATTCAAGCTGATCGACAAGTACAACGATCCGAACACGGAAACGACCAGCCACGGCCACTGCACCGAGGCGTGCAAGCAGGCCGCGCGATTCCGCGATGTGCAGGAGTTCCGCCTGGTGAACGAAGGCCGGTCACCGGCCGTGATCTACCAGGTTCGCCAGAAGTCCACCGGACGGGTCTACGTTGGCCAGACCACCCAACCGTTCACGCTGCGCTGGTGGCAGCATCTGAGCAACCCAACGAACTGCAAGTTCCACTCAGCGCTGGGCAGCAGCAACATCACCGACTGGGAGTTCTCCGTGATCGAGGTGATCGTGTATCCGGAGGGTTGCACCAATCGAGCGACCTACATCACTCAGCGCGAAGGCCACTGGATCGAGGCTCTATCGGCGGTAGACATAGGATTCAATACAGTTCGCCCTACCGGTACCGCCGATCAAGCCCAGGTGCCGCTGCCTCTCGCAGATATGGCCTGACCCTCCGGCACTGCCTGCCAGCGGCTCAGCCGTTCCCGTGATCGTTGCCGCTTCCGCCGCCAACTAGCTTCAACTCAGTCAACGGTGCGCTGACGAAGGCCTATACAAAGGGAGTCGGCGATCGCTATCGACCCCGAGCCGAGAAAGAAGACCCTTCGGGATCTCAGCATTCAGAGAAAAATATACCCAATGCCCAGCCCCATCAGCCATGGGTTCGTTGCTCGCAATAAAACGCGCCACCTCGCTCTCAGACATTTGAAGATCTACTGATAGCTCACGCTGAGTTAACTTCCGAATCTCGCTCATCAGAACACTCCTTTGTTCCGGCCTAGCGCCGTGCCATCAACCAATAGCCCACTTCTACGAATCACGCCAACCGGCGAGGCAGGCGCCTACTTGGGGAACACCCATGCAAGCAGTCATCTATGCGGGCCTGCGTAATGGCGCCCGCGACCAGCAGATCCACGACGCCCTGACCTACAAGCACGTTGCCGAGGTCGCCCAGGACTTCAAGCTCTCCCCAAACACGATCCGCGCGGCGTCGAAGCGCATCGCCAATGCCACGGTATACGAGCTGAGCCTACTGGGGAGGTAACCCGATGCCGATTGGTCGGGTTGCCGCCGACTCATTCCGGAAGGCGGCGCTCGGTGCCTACCGCCGCTATCACGGCACCTTCCGAAACCTTGAATTGCCTTGCTGGGTGATCACTGACGGTACACAGCGCATCGAGGTAATGGAGCTTCGCAAGATCGATATCGGCGAAGAATCGCTGTAGCGACCTCTCACGCGCCCTGCAATCGATCGATTGTCAGTTGATGAATAGATGCTTCGAGCTGGGAAATAGTCGGCACTTGGCCAGACCTGGATTGAGTCGCCAGATATTGCTGTGTGCGGACTAGATGAAAAACCCGATTCGCTCTCTCCATATCCTCAAGTAGCTGTCGGTTCACAGAATAACGACCGCAGTCGGGGCATTTGAAGTCGTCAAAGCTGCCTACTGGATAAGCCTTGTCGGCGGTCCCGCTGCATACAGCACAGACACTGATACTCATAACCATCTCCTTGTGAATGACAGCTCAACTGTAGCTGATCCCTCACCACCCTCCACCGCCCGTGCATGCCCCGGCAAAGGACTTCCCATGCCTACAGAAAACTGATCCAGCAAAACCGAGTGTCAGCTCGGGACGTAAGGATCAAAGTCACCAAGCAACTCGCGAGCAGCAGGCACTGCGTATTCGAGAAGCTCCAAAGGGACGTCACGCTCGAATAGCGTCACCTTGAACCTCAATGTCTCGTCGTTGCGGAAAATTTCGAAAAGGATCTGGTTGCCGCGAGAGCACTCAAGCGCCAAGCCATCATGGCCTGGGATAACGCTTGAGGCTCTGCAAAAGCTGTACTTGATTCCATGAACTATCACGTGGGTCTCCTTCTAGACGTAAGGAAATTAACCACAAATCCTGTTGTTGTAACCCTCCCCCTTCAACTCTCTCAACTCGGCCGCAAGGCCAGAAGGACAAGTCATGCCTGAAGTAAAGGAACGCCCGATCTTATTCAGCGGGCCGATGGTGCGCGCCATTCTGGAGGGCCGGAAGACGGTCACGCGGCGAGTGATCACGCAAGCCACCGGCCCGAGCCTGTCGGTGGAAATGCTGGAAAGCGGGCAGGCCCTTCTGTCCTGGCTTGTAGGTCATGGTCCAGGCTACGAAGTTGGCGAAAAGCTCAAGTTCGTTGACTGCCCCTACGGAAAGCCCGGCGACCGGCTGTGGGTGCGCGAGACCTGGCGCGGCGTAGTAAAGATCAGCCCGCCAGATCTGCCAATGGAGCTCGGGGTGGCCCGCGCTATGTGCCTGATCGAGACGAGTGCTACCGGCTCGAATATGCCGCGACGCAATCGAGTGGTGGTGAGCCTTGGCGCCCATCCATCCACATGCCGCGCTGGGCCAGCCCCATCCTGCTGGAGATCACCGACGTGCGCGTCGAGCGATTGAAGGGCATCATCGATGAGCAGGCGTAGGCCGAGGGCTGTTTCTTCACCGACTACGGAAAGCGATGTTTCCACCGTGGGAACGGCTGGGAAGATGTAGGCGATTGCCCAGCGGTCGCTGGCCACCAGCAGCGTGAAGGCTGGATGTGGGACAAGACCACCAGCCATGAGCAGTGTCTCGGAGCACCACGCTTGGCTTTCGCCAACCTCTGGAACCACACCGGCGGCAACTGGGACGCCAATCCCTGGGTCTGGGTCGTCGAGCTCAGGAGGGTTCAGCCATGATCTTTCTCATACCCATAGCAGCGCCTCTCCTGATGGCTTGGCTGATCTACACGGGGCCGAAGCGATGAGCAGCATCCAGAAGTGAGGATCAACCATGCTCATTACCTATGGAAGCGTGTGCAGCGGCATTGAGGCTGCGACCCATGCCTGGCATCCGCTGGGCATGCACGCAGCCTGGCTCGCCGAGATTGAGGCGTTTCCCTCGGCAGGGTTTTGGTCAGGAAGTGGGTGGCTCCCATCCAATATTTGAGCGCTCCAAAAGGATGCTCAACAGCGCGGCGAACCTTCATCTTCCCCGGGTCATGTTCCAGCCGAGCCTGCATCGCATCGACTATGGCTTCATGTTCCCAGCGCTTTACCCGGCGTTCCTTACCCGTCGTACATTGCTTGTGCATTGCACAGGACTGGCAGCCCGAGAAGTAGTAACAATGCAACAACATGCCGTCTTCCACCGAAGAATGCCGCCGGGTCAGTAACTGAAGCACTACCGGGAGGGTGGCATCTCGGCTCGACAAGCTCGAGAGAAATTACGAAGGTGTGGTGGCTATGGCCTGCGCCTTTCTTGGGCTACCAATGTGAAGCGGCAACGGATCCTGGTGTGCCTTAACGCCTGAGCGAAAAAGAAAAGCCAGCCCGCTCCGGGCTTGTGCAAAATACCCGGGTCTTTTGCCGAACGGTACGATTTTCAGCGAAGAATGCTCCCCCCTGGCCAATCATTAGGCTGGGATCCGCACTGTCTTGGGGTGCAGTTTGATACTACTTTATCAGCGCTACATTCAGATTAAGGTGAAATAAAATTTTCATTTCAGCTCCGAATATTCCGGCGAGTTCTTTGACGCAACCAGCGGTACCGCATGCGCTACAGGCTACAGCAATGAAAAGTGTACTTCCTCAAAATATGTCCACGAAACTTTTACAGGACTTCGCCCACCTCGCAGGGCGTAATATTGAGGCCAACATCCTCTTGAATGACAGTGACGATGACGTACCGATCTTCCAAAGAGATCCGAAAAAAACCAAAGATATTATCAACGAGGGTAACAAGCAAAGAGCTGCCGAATGGGGCATGCCTCTGCATGAGGTGGAGGCGATGGTAGGCAGCGCTAGTACTTTCCGCGTCCCCGCATGCGGACTTTCCGCGAATAACATCATGAAATTGTTTTTGGATAGCGAAGAAAAGAACTACAGTTATGCGAAGGCAGAAAATCTGGGCTTACCAATGGTAAAGGAAAAGCTGGACTCTTTACCTGTTGACAAACACTTCTTGCTGAGAGTTCAAGATAGAGGACTCGGTCACGCTTATGTAGTGGACCTTCCGGCCAGCGATGATAAAATGCGTCCGGCTTTTCTCTACCAATCTGATTTCGGGGACGGTGTAACTCGAAGTGTCTCGCTCACTGACTGGATGCGGGAAAAGGCATATATCCCGATTGACATGAATGAAATTTATGCACATTTCGACAACATGGCTTCCGGCAATATCGATCTGGAGTGCATAGCCAGGCTGTTTGATATTGACAGCAACCCCCTCATCCTCAAAGCAGAATCCATGCGGTTCGGCAAGCCCAGTAGCTTTCAAATTCAAGAATATGATCCAGCTAGATTGCAACGTAATGTGGATACTATTATGACCTTGTGCAATCAAACACTGTCATTTTCCGTTTTCGCACCATCATAACGGCGAGACCGTCAGCGGATTAGTTAGTTAGCGCACCCTTATTTTTCGAAATAAGGGGCGACTGCAAAAACTTCATCAACGGTATTTTCGCGAAACTGAACCATGCCCATCAAACGCCCGAACCTCCATTTGAATCTCCTTCCGCGACAAACTCTCACCTCCACCCAAGAGCACTTATATTCGAATTTTGATAGTTTAAAGGCGCAAATGAGGGGCGATCCTGCCCCGCACTTCAGGGAGTACTCACATGCTCCGGACTACTCTGCCATGCGCCAAAGCAGATTTGCCACGCTGCACAATGGTTTCATGGTGAACAACAGCGGGCTGGACGCATTCATGCATGCTCGCCGCGAACAGGGTCAATGCGCAGGTGCATTTGCCGGTGATAAACTCCACATCAGCGTAAAACGAGAGGATGTGCCACTAGCATTTAATGCACTGTCCGGCCTGCTCTTTTCCGAAGATTGTCCGATTGACAAGTGGAAGGTCACCGATATGGAAAGAGTGGAACCAGGGGGGCGTGTTAGTGGGGGAGCTCAGTTCACACTGTATGTGAAACCGGACGCTGCGGACTCGCGGTACACTGCACAGGGTCTGAACAGCATTCGTCATTTCGTGGAACGACTGGAGTCGGTAATGACTGAACATAACATTCAGCCAGGGCAACACCCTGACTCGGACGTCCGCCCCTTCCATTGGCAGTTCACCAGCTACCGCAACGAAATGCGGAGTGAGCGTGAAGGAGGCGAAGAGCAAAGCCTTGCGCTGCGCAACGAACCGTTTTACCGACTAGTAACCGAGTAGTCCTTATCGCAAGAACACTGATTATTCCGCCCAGCGTGCGAAGCCAGTGCAGTAATCAACTAATCATGGACTCGACGTTAAGTTTTTTCTCGGCCTGAGCCGGGGCCACCGATGCATTAGGTAATGACTGATGTCTCGGTGCGCGCCTTGAACCGTCATGTAGCCCACGGTCGGTATCCATTCAGTTTTCAAACTGCGAAACACGCGCTCCATCGGCGCATTACCCCAACAGTTTCCACGACGGCTCATGCTTTGGCGCATGCGGTAACGCCAGAGCCGTTGGCGAAACTGGCGACTACCGTATTGGGCGAATTCAACCGGTCGTCGCAACACCTTTGATCGAGGTGTTTATGGGGCGACCTGCAGGATGGATTCAAAAATTGACGGGCCGGGGAGCGATGCGTTCGCCAGGGGCGCCGTCACTTCGTAATGAGATCGAGCGGCTGTTTTAGGTGCAGATCGCAACCGGCATCACAAGCGAAAAGGCAGCTGGTTCGAGGCAGACCCTGACGAAGACCCAGAGAAAAGTCGTCTCGACACCAGGCTCACTTGTGGCAGCGTCCTGGCCGGCTGCGACCGCGTAGGCCCATTCGCATATCACTGGGCTTTCGGAGGTAAGGACTTCGGCCCAAAGGACTTCGGCGCCGATGTCGTCGAGTGGCAAGAATCTCCTGCAATTGTCACTGATAACGCCTAACCCCTCCCTCGACTCAATAGCCTGCCGGCGACCATCAGACCTTTCCGAATCACCTGCACCCAAAACTGAATTGGCGCCCGTACCGGCCAGCGCTCTCGCCCCTTTACGAACGCGCGGAACCGGTCAGGCGGTGCAACTTTATCCAGGGTCGCGCCGCATGTCCCGAACACAATTCTGAATAAACCTGAATGGCCGCCGGCGGCGGCCGAGGAATCCCCATGTCTGCAAAAAAACTCTTCGAGATCCTGGTCGGCATGCTGGCCTACCTGCTGATCACCCTGCTCTGGTTCTACTACGCCGTCCCCAGCATGTGGGAGAGCGGGACTGAAGCCGCCCTCATTGTCGGGGGCTTCGGCTCGATGCTGTGGATATGCGCCACCGCATGCATCGCTATCTACATCGTCCAGCGGGCCAGGCCCTGAGCCGCAAGGAGATCACCAATAATGAATCGAGAACTGATCAAGATCAGCGAGTTTCAGCGCCGACGCTGGGGGGGGGGGGGGGGAACGGAACGCCGCCCTGCCCCCAGGCGATCCGCAACTACATCCGCAATGGTCAGCTCCCAGGCGAGCAGATAGGCAAGCTCTGGTACGTTGACTGGACTGCATTCACCAAGTCAGCCGGCAACGACCTCGTCGCGATGGTATTGAAAGGAACTGCATGATGGCACCAAGGCCGCGCAAAGCTGCGAACAAGAGCCTTCCGCAGAACCTGTACTTCGATGCGCGGCGCGGAACATATCGCTATCGGCGGCCAACCGATGGGAAATTCTTCCCATTCGGCGCTGACCGCCCGAAAGCCATTGACGCCGCGAAGCAGTTGAATCTGGAATTCATGCGAGGCGCTGACCTTGTTGGCTCCGTAATGGATACCCCATCCGATAGCTTCGAGGGGTTCCTCGACAAGTACGAGGCAGAGGTCCTGCCACCGAGGGAGCTTGCGAAAGACACCCTAGGACTGTATGCAGTGCACTTCCGGCGGTTCCGAAAGTGGTTTGAAGGCAAGGCTGTAGACCAGATCACCATACGCATGGTCGCCACCGAGCTGGATAAATTGACCCCGCGAACAGCGAATCAGTGCCGGGCATTACTGATTGATATCTTCAATCATGCCGCCTCAAAGGGTCTTTGCCCGGACAATCCTGCCGCCAACACAATCAACAGAATCGAGAGGAAACAACGAAAACGCCACACTGTGGAGGGCTTGAAAGCCATTCGCGATAAGGCGCCCAGCTGGCTGAAGAACGCAATCGACTTGGCCCTGATCACCGCACAAAGGCGGACTGATATCCTGGACATGCGGTTCGATGGGGCTCGCGATGGGTACCTGTATCTAGTGCAGAAGAAAACGGCCAAGGCAACTGACGCCGCCTGGATACGCTTTCTGATCACTGAGGAGCTGCAGGCCGTTATCACTCGATGCCGGGACAACATCGCCTCCCCCTATTTGGTGCATCGCAAAGCCTGATCGCCTGAAGCAGAAGCAGGCGCAGACCAAGGATCACTGGACCAAGGTTGAGGAACGGTATTTGACGCGCGCATTCAAGGAAGCCCGAGAGGCCGCCGGCTGCTACGCAGGGTGGAAGGAAGAAGAGATGCCGGGCTTTCACGAAGTCAGGGCGCTGTCGCTGCACCTGTACCAGAAGGCCGGTAAAGATGGGCAGAAGATCGCGGGTCACGTGAGTGAGGTAATGACAAAAAACTACCAGCGCGACCACGCCGAGATCATCTGGTCAGAGGCGATTCCCGACCTGAATATCAGCGAAATCACTGGCTAGTTTTGCGCGAGTATTGCGCAGGTTTTGCGCTGCCCCTAAACGAAAAAAGAGATCAGGCCGCTAAGTACTTGATCTCTCTTAGGAATATGGTCGGGACGGAGTGATTCGAACACTCGCTCCCTAGACCCCATGCTGGGACCATAAAATACCTAACCTATTGTTTTTAAAAAGATATACCCACTATTTAGTCGAGCAAAACATCCGTACTTTTGTGCTTATACAAACGAGAAACCGTAGCTTCCAGCGGTGGTTTTGCGCACACCCAGCCGCTTGCCGAACATGCGGTTACAGCAAATCTCCTGCTTCGATGGATCGGGTCAGCTCCAGGCACGGGGTGCCTGCCAGTTCTCGGGCAGTCTTCTCGATCACCCCGCTGAACTTCTTGCGCAGCATCCACGATCGGCCTTGGTCAGGTCCATGGCCGTCTTAATACCCAGAGTCTCCAGGTACAGCTTCATCCTGCGAACAGTCATACACGATGACTTACCTTCCAAAGATCACAGATAGCAACCCTGATCAAGGGAGTGGTGTAATATCGCGCACCAAAATCCTAACCCTTTAAGAAACAAAACACCGAACCGAGAGGCGCAATGAGTAACGGCACACAATTAAGAAACGATATTCAAGGCCTGAGAGCCTTGGCTGTGCTCAGTGTTATTCTTTTCCACCTGAACAAAAACTGGTTACCCGGTGGTTTCATCGGCGTTGACATTTTTTTCGTTATTTCCGGATTCTTAATCACCAGCATCATTCTACGCAAAAAACACAACAACAACTTCTCATTAAGTGGCTTCTACTTAAGCCGCATTCAACGTATTGCCCCCGCTTACTATGCACTACTGGCTATTACAGCCATTATCGCGTCCTTCTTCCTGATCCCTGTTGACTTTGGATCCTTTCTAAAAAGCGCGAAAGCGGCATTGCTATTCGAAAGCAACTCTTTCTTTGCCAGCCAGAATGACTACTTTGCACCCGCCGCCTACGAACAACCGCTACTTCACACTTGGTCCCTCGCCATTGAAATGCAGTTTTATCTACTGCTACCCGTACTTCTGCTGATTGTACCAAGGCGCTACATAGCAGCGACACTGTCTATTATTGCTATCACCTTGACAATTTACTCTGAAGTTCAGTTACACAAAGGATTCCGTCAATCCATCTATTTTTCTCTGGCCAACAGAGTCCCTGAATTTCTAATCGGCGCACTAATCGCCCTGATCCCCTCAGGTATTCTCAAAACAAGAAACAAATCAAATTACGCTGCACTCATCGGACTATTACTACTTTCCTCGAGCATGGCCTTCATTAATGAGCATAGGGGCTTCCCTGGGGCTTGGGCACTACCCGCCTGTATTGGCGTAGCCTTACTAATCCTTAGCAAAGACAGCTTTGTCAACCAAGCCTTGTCCATTAAACCACTGGTATTTGTAGGGGCGTTATCATATTCACTCTATCTGTGGCATTGGCCAACCCTCGCGCTAATTCGGTATCTGTCTGGGGCTTATGAGCTAGGTGTAAATTCGACATTGGCATTTGCAGCATCCACATTCATTATGGCTTATATATCTTATAAGGTTATCGAGCCCCCTCTCAGGGGGGCAAACTCCAACAAAATGGCAATTACAAAATGCTTGGGTTTATTCTTCGCAACCATTGGCACCTTATTTCTTGCAAATAGCTTAAATTCAAAGCTAGTAGCACCTCTGCCTGAGAACCTGACTCGTTACGCACCTGATGCTGAAATATGTCATTCAAAGATTGTAGGTGAATGCCTAAGAGGTGATATTTTTTCGAATAAAACACTCTTAATGGTTGGGGATAGCCATGCTGCTCAACTCAACTACTTTGCTGATGTCGTGGGGAATGCGACCCACACAAAAATTAGCGTCATTTCAGCGAGTAACTGTGTCACCATCCCAGGGTTTGACTCTCAGAGAATCGTTGATTGGGCTCGCGCGGCTTGTAACTCACAAATTGAAGAAGCTAAAAAATACACGCCTAGCGCAGCCGGAATAATCATCGCCGGGATGTGGCAATATCAATCAGCAAGCACTGAATTTATGCAGAAACTTGATGAGTTCATATCAGAAGCAGATAAAAGAAATCAAAAAGTTTTGGTGCTTGCTCAAGTCCCCATGATGACTCTAAACCCACAGAGAATCTATCGAGCCAACACGCTTGGTATGCACCTGCGCCCCTCAATGAATACCGAGTGGGTTAAGGCTAACGAAAAAGTTAGAAACCTGACTGCCACACATCCGAACGCCACTTTCCTTGATCTATCAAAAGACAGCTTCTTTAAAGATATCCCTCTACAAGACGACACACTCATTTACCTAGATAACCACCATTTGAACGAAGTCGGCTCTACCCGGTATGGCAAACTGGCAACCCCTGCGCTTGAACGCTTCATAAAAGATCTGGAGTGACGGTTGCATAGGGCTTGGGCGTTTTCAAACCCCATTTCAAAGCGTTGTGATTTTCTTCACATACGCTTGGCATGCCCGGAGCGCGATTAGTCCTTGGTCTCCGGCATCGGTGATGCTGACAATTCGTTGAGCATGCGCTGGGTCAAGTCGGGCGCGTGCGGCTCCATGAACCACGCCGCTGGTGGTGGGGGCGGCAGGCACGTTGCTACAACTGGCTGTATCCGCGGTGTCGACAAGGACTGACAGCCGCAGGTCAGCAGTAGCAAGGCGATCGCGCAGGCGAGCTTGGTCTTTCTGAGCATTGGTCAGCTCCTGGTGGTGGGATTTGTCGGTGGTGGCCAGACGCTGCTCGAGCGTCAGGCGCTTGGCCTGCTCGGCCTGCTGCTGGGCAGAGGCCGCGCTGCTGATGGCGGCCAGGTCATCCTGATGAAGCCGCCCCTGGTCGGCCAGTTTCTTGCCGTAGCGCCAGTCCTGCACCCTCCATGCTCCGCCCGCGCCGGCGGCGATCAGCAGACCGGCCAGCACCAGCACGCCGAACAGCTTCTGCACCGGCGTCATGTCAGAGCCCGCCGCACGCCTTCGGCCAGCACCGCATCCGGATAGGCATACCCTGCATTTTCGTGATGGATGATCGCCTTGACGAACCCGGCCATGACCGAGGCCTGGGCCAGGTCAATCTCCGCCCCAGGCCGAGTGCCGGTGTTTGCCTCTACGGCCCGCACGTAGGCAGCTGTGTCGTTCTCTACCGCCGGCGCCCAGCGACTGATTATGGCCTTCACTGTCCTGAGCCCGTGCTTGCGCTGGTAGGTCAGCAGCAGCTTGCCCAGGGCGCGGATGCCATTCTCTGGCGTATCGAACCGAGCGAACCGCTTCTCAAGCGCTGGGTTTGGTGGGAGCTGGCCCTGCCACTTGTTGGCGGGGTTGCGATTGCGCACCCCGCGGGTCTCGATGTTCGGCATGCTTTTTCCAGGCAATAAAAAGCCCGCTCAAGGCGGGCTGCTTTCGTTCGGTTTGGGTCACGCTGTTTCGTCGGCTACAAGCATCGGGTCGGCAACAATCTCTGGAATGGCTGGCTCCACTGGCCACGCTGGCGAGTCATACCAGCCTTCCTTGGTGGTGACCTTGCCCAGGGCGAACTTGTACGCCTTCCAGGCTTTTAGGTGAATCAGCAGTGCGGCCTGTTCGTCCACATCCTCAGGCGTTGCTTCGCCAGATTCGATGCCATAGCCGAGCGTTTCTACGCGGTCGGTTATGCGATCGATCTGCGATGCCGCTGTTGAGTTGCGGGTCGCGAGCTCTACCTTGGCCAGGGCCAGGCGATCAGCCGAGGCCTGAGCATCTTTGTCGGCTCGTGTGATCAGCTTCGTCCAGTCGATAACACCCTGGCGGGCGGGCCATGGCCCTTGCTCGACTTCTGGCTTGTCGCTGGGCAACGGCTGAGGCAACACCACGGGGCCGTCGGGCACATTGAGAAGCGGCAAAGGGAAGGCCTGGGCCTGGCTGTAGTTGTATGGCAGGGGCAATATCAACGTCAATGACAGCTCGCCGTCCTTCTTGTCGACATCGCCCATGAACCAGCCATCATTGAACGCGCCCATCGGCAGCGTGTCGCCATCGGACATCCTGGAGAAGTCGAAAACCTCCCCATTCAATGCCAGAACACTGCCGGCGCGCACGACTGAAAGCGTGTCATCACGGCGTTGAGGGAAAAGATTAACTCTCATCAGAACCACCTCCCAGTGGCCAGGACTGTCAGTGCAATAGCCCCAGATCCGGTAGTGCCGATCGGGGCCCCCAGCCAAATAGTCATGCTCGATGCGCCGGTGGCCCCAGCGTAGGTCAGCCACGCCGACCGGCCTGCAATATCCCCATCCATCAAGTTTGCAGAAAGACGTGGGTTAGCGATAAACGTCGCCGGAGTCCCTGCCGTGAAGTTCACATATCGATGCGTGCCCGTTGTGGACCACGTCAACGCTGGTACAGAAAGGGTCTGAGAAGTGATCATGAGCCCGCTTGCGAATTTCCAAAACTCTCCTGTGCCGTTGCTGCCGTACTCAAAAATTGCGCCAGTTGGGGTGCCACCAGATTGACTTACGGTGCCAAGAATGTTGGCGCGCTTGTAGTTAACGAGATCGGCCGCGTAAAGCTCATCAAAGTTGCTGTTGATTTTGATGTTGGCGCTACGCGGCGTATCTCCGCCGACGCCTGTAGGCGGTGTCCCTAATTGAATTACCTGCTTAGCCATTTATTACTCCCAAAAGAAAGCCCTCACGCAGAGGGCTCGGTTGAATGTGTGCCTGATTACAGGGGCCGCATTGGCCTGGCGGCAAAGGTGGTTCGTCCGTTCTTTGCAGTGCCGCCCTCAGAACTCACCATCGCACCTATGTAGCCATTGAGGGTTGAGCGCACACCAGCATGGAATCCACAAGGCGTTTCAAGCGTCGAGTTGCCGTTGTAGATCTTCCCGCCGATCAGGGTCGAAGCTAGGAAGTAGTCCGCATAGTCGCCAGTCCACGGCATCTGGCAGCCAGACCAGTAGACTCCTCCGACCTGCTCGCCACGATTATCGAGTGACCAGCCCTCATTGACAGGAAACCCTCTCATCGAAAGCAGGTTGTCGGCCCCGACAAAAATCACCTCGCCGGCTGCGTTTTTCAGCCTGATGTCATACTCGCTGGGCGGGCCAACAGAACGGAACGTCGCCACTAGCCACTTGCCGCTGCAATCCGAAATGTTGAATGGCGACATCAGCTGCAGCTGGAACGAGAAACCCGTCCAGCTCCCCGGGCTGCCGATGTTCATCAGCGTGTGATACATGCCCTGGTTGTTCGGGTTCAAGAACACCATGGGCGGATCGGGTGTAGTGATCGGCGTTGGGTAAGTGATGGTTGCTGAAGTGATGGTGCGCGAGACGCCAGGCGGCTTACCGATCACGTAGCTGCCACTGGCAGCGACCCCGAGAACCCTGTTCACGCTGTCGATCTGAAAAAAGTTCAGACCGTTGCGCGACCTGAATCCGTAGTCCATGCCTCCCCCTTATTGATAAGTCAGGATGAAAACGTTCAAGGCGGTGCCAGCGCCGCGGCGAACCCTGAGCTGGCCGATAGACCAGAACACAGCAGGGAGCGCCGAGGAGCTGTTCGAAGCGTCTTGAAGCGTGACGCAAACGAACGAAGCCGCGGTGATCTCCGGCATATCGATGAAGCTGGTGAAGTCGCTGGTGATCGGCGGGACCGTGACCTTCTTGGTCACGATCGAGCGAATCCCCATGGTTGACGTGTTGAGCGTTTCCACGCCGGCGGCATTCCTTGTTCTGGCTCCATAAAACGCCATTACGAAAGCCTCCCCAGCCCTGCCCGCTCGATATGGTTCAGGTCGTAAACGAAGATGCCATTGTTGTTCAGCAACGTAGACCCTTCCGCCGACTGGCCGCGAAGCGTCAACGTCCCTGCCGGTATGTTAATTTCCAGCAATGGCAAGCCTTCGCTGTTGAGTGCCGCTGACCTGAGCGTCATACCGAGTACCAGCTCCTTGATAAAGGCCTGGTTGATAAACGCCTGGTTGATGAAGACCTGGCCGTCCTGGACAACAAACGGCACGGCAAGAGCGCCACCGCCCATGCCATTCACCACGGCGAAGCGATCCGCACTCACCAGGAACTGGCTCTGCAGGCCGGCCGGGCCGTTCTCGATGCCGAGCCCGATACCGGCGGCGACGTAGCGCCCCGCAGAATCGATCTGCATCTTCACCGACCACATCGTCGAGGCCTTGCCATCGAGCGCGACTTGCGCCTGGCTGACCTGCTGAATCACCGCGCTGTTTTGCGCCATCTCAACCTGAACGGTATCGACTCGCTTGCCGGTGGCCACGTCGCCCTCGATCACCGCCGACTGCACCGACCATACGCCAACGAAGCTTTCCGTCGAGCCGGCCAGATCCTCGGTGGAGCCCGCCATTGGCGGGTTCAGCTGGGCAAACACGCCGTCGACCTTCTCGCTGATCGCCGACACCTCACCCGATACAACCTGGATGCGATTGTTGACCGACCCAGGTAAATCGGCCGGGCCATCGATCAGGTTGATTCGATCGCCCAGGTGCTGACCGAGGGCAGACTCACCGATCCGACCCTCGAAATACTCCTCATATTCGCTCTGGTCAGAACTGGCCTGGCCGTTGACGCCGACACCTGTCGGGTACCACGGCCCGACGTTACCGGTGCGGTCGACCAGACGCGCCCAGAAGAAAAACGAGGCACCGGCCAGGATGCCCTGCATTTCGTGCCGAGCTTGCGGATAGGCGAAGTCGCCCAGCTTGATCGCGTCGGCAAGCGACGTGGTCTTGCTGTACCAGATCTCGGTGCGCTGGGTGTCCTCTGCGCCCGCCGGGAAGCCCCAGTCCAGGCGGATTCCGTAGACCAGACTCGTTGGGGCCAGGAACGATACCGACGGCGGCAACCCCTCCTTGCCCTTGAGCTGGGTCAGGTTGGAGCTTTTCCAGATCGACGAGATATCGAAGGCGCTCACCGCCCGTACCCGGGCCAGGTAGGCACCAGCATAGATCCCAGTCACGTCGACGCTGGTCGCGCCAGTGCGCTGCACCTTGATCCAGTTCCCGCTGTCCTTGCGCCATTCCACGTCGTAGGTCACAGCGCCGTTCACGGCGGGCCAGGAAATGTTCATGGTGCTGACGGCGATACCCTGGTCAACCGCATAGTTCGAGGTCAGGGTTACGCTCGCCGGCGGCGGAACGACGGTGATCGGGATCACGCTGATCGGCCGCTCTTCCAGACGAGCGCCGGTGTCGATGTGTGCGAATTTACTCGGGTCGTACTGCACCGCTGAGATTTCAAAGACGCCAGGCTCTGGCCTGGAAACGCTGGTGACTCGATATAGCGGGATGGCCAGGTCGTCTGCATCGAGCGCCCATACCAACTCCGCTTCTGGTGCCTCGGAATAGGCCGTGGTGACGGTGATCTGACGACCGCTGACTAACTGCACTGTGCGGCCCTCACACTTACCGTTGGGCAGATTGAGAATCAGACGGTCGCCGGCCTTGGCTTGGGTATCGCGGTCAAGGGTGATTACGCGCCCAGCAACCGCACTGATGCGGCCGCCCACTGCCCGACCGGCAAGCAGCTCATCTGCCACGGGGATCACATAGCCGGGCAAAGGGATGCGCCCATCAAGGCCCACCTTGAAGCTGATGCCTCGATCCTTGGAGTTGGTCAGCAAAGCCCACTTGCCGCGGCGCTGAGCTTCCGATTCCCGGGTGCAGCCGATCGCGCTGATCTCCAACGGGCTGTCGCCATAGCGCCGCTGAAGCTTGGCATCGGTCACTGAGGTGACGTCGGTGTCGTAGTTGTTGGCCGGGTTGTCGTAGCTGATCAGTGCGCGACTGTAGCGAGTGCGCTCCGACGCGCTCGAGTAGATGAACTTCCCATCGACAACGTTGGCCCGGGTATAGGCGAAGTCGAAATCGGTGTCGCGCGGCATATCGGACAGGCTGAACACCTGGCCCTGGGCCCAGTAGGTCATCCCGCGATAGATCGCCGAGATATCGCGCAACAGGCTCCATGCATCGGCCTTGCTCTGCAGATTCAGGTTGCAGATGAAACGCGGCTCCTGACTGCCCTTGCCGTCCGGTACGAGCTGATCGCAGTACTGAGCGATCCGGTACAGCTCCCACTTGTCCACCTGCCAAGGCTTGATGCGACGACCCAGACCAAAGCGATCATTAACAGTAATGTCGTAGGTCATCCAAGTCGGGTTATCTGTCCAGGCCTGCTTGAAGCTGCCGTCCCAGATGCCGGTATAGGTTCTGGTCTCCGGATCGTAATTGCTCGGTACAGGAACCTTCTTACCCTTGCACCTTATGGTCACGGCAGGAATGTTGCGGAACTGCTCGGCCGAAAACTCGATATACAGCAGCGCGGTGTTCGGATACCGCAGCTTCGCGTCGATCACCTCGGTGAAGCCCGCGATGTTCATGGTGTCGGCAATTTTGTTGTTGTTCTGGTTCGGGGTGATGCGCGTCACTCGCAGGAGCCAGCCACTGGTGGCTGCAGGCAGATTGATCCGCCGGGTACGCTCGTAGTTGCTGGTGGTCTTGCCGTCGACCGCCTCATTCAGAACTTCCTGATAGGCACCGCCATCAGTGGCGACCTCGACCTTGTACTCAATTCGGTATCCGTTGACGTTGCCGCCGGAGTCAACAGACTGGAGGGCTGGCCAAGCGAATCGAAGGCGTACGGCCGACAGTTCGATATTGCTGATCGCTCGCACCCACGGCGTGCCACTGCGCAGCTCGATGCCAAGCGTGGTCTCATTCTCCACCGAGGGAATACCCTGGATGTAGCCCTGCTCTACCGAACCGCTGCGGAACTCCCACTTCACGTTCGGGAAGCTCATGTTGCCCGCGGAGTCTTGCAGGGGGGTGTTATCCAGGTAGATGTCCTGGGCAGTCGGCCCCCCAGCAAACTCCCCCTCCCCCACAGCAATCAGCATCTTGGCCACAGCGATAGATCGCAGGCTGTCGGGTGCCTCGGTCGGCTGCTTCGGCTTGTCGGAGCCACCTTTGGCACCATAGATATCCAGCTTCTGTGCTGCGCCCATGCTTTCCTCCAGGCATAAAAAAACCGCCTCATGGGCGGCGTGTTAATGCTTTTTACCGTTAAAGGATCTTGTCCCAGGGGATGTTTCCAGCCAGATATGCAGCAGCCCAGAAGAATCCCAATGCGCATAAGAGGATGAACCGCCATGCGGGCATCTTCGTCGCCATCTCTCGTACCTCTCTTATGATTTTGCTATAGTCCAATGAATTTCTTCTCCATATCCAGATTATGGTGAGGGACACAAAAACCCCCGGTACGCGCCAACGTCCGGGGGTTTTGCTTTTCTGTCCCGGTGATCACTTGATCTTCATCGGGTCAGGGTGTCGGTTTCCCGACTATTTGATACGTCCCGGTACTAGTGAGGGATTTTGCTTCCCGAGAGCAACCGAAGACTTTTAATCGAGTTTAAAGACTCACATCTGATCCTCGGCGTAGATCGCTGCACTGATGATCGCCCCTCCCCACCGGCGCTCCCCGTAACAGAGCGGGACGGGGTTGCCTGAGGCTGTGGTGTTTCGAGCTGCGCCAAATGCATAGCCGGGCGTGTTTTCAGGGGCCGCGCTGGTCTTCAGGCCTTTGGCTTGGGGGCTGAGCATTTGGATCACTCCACCCGCTACGGATGCGACCCCCGCTGAGAGAAATGCAGCAGCGACTGCAGGGCCGCCCGGCACAAAGAACGAGGCGATGATCAACACTGCACCTATCACCGTCTGCAAAAGCCCGGCTCGCTTGCTCCCAACAATCACTGGGGCAATTCGAATGTCACCCGAGCCGCCATACCCTATTTCCTTTTTCTCCAGATTCTTTGAGCCGCGAAACACTGCAAACTCTAAGCCCTTCGACTTTGCGTTAGAGAGGAAGCGCTCAAAGCCTGGGATCTGTACACACAGCGCCTTGATCGCCTCAGTTGGCGACCTAACTGAAAGCCTGAACTCCCTTCCGAACTGTCGCAGAGCCCCATAGAGCCTAACGGTAGTCATTGGCTGATACTCAATACAAAGTGCCGACATCTCTTTTCTCCAGACATAAAAAAGCCGCCCGAAGGCGGCTGCGACCTAGCTGACGTCAAAGACAGCTATTGAGGGAGGTCTTCAGATCGGATCGCCCCACCTGTTGCCAGGCCATCCTTTGAAAAAGTTTTACTGTGCTGCCCAGCGCAGACTGTTTAATTTCAAGAACGTCGTCCGTCTGGCCGTTGAAATCATTTCCAGCCACGATCCTGTAACCAGAAGCGGTCTCGCTCAAAATCGAGCTGGAGCGATAGTCCTGCCATGATGGGTAGACACAAAGAGCAAACTCTTTAGGGGACTTTTTTGTGTTCGCCGATAGCTCTGGCTCGCCTTTGAGAAGGTCAGATGGCGTGGTGCACCCCGCCAGCACAACCAATGCCAGAGCTCCTATCAATACTCGCATGCCGATCCCTCATCGTGATTTGGCGAGACTCTACCACTGCATGAGAGAGCACCAAAACCCCGCCGAGGCGAGGTAATGGTTTGTACGAGGTTGGTTCTAGCGCGTAACGCCGCCGGCGATCACAGCGGGAATCCCTGAGCGAAGCCGATCAGCCAAACGCGCCAGCATCTCCTGCACCGATTCCTTCCAGAGGATTTGCTGCACCGGCTTGCCGTCGCTGTGTTTTTTGCCGGTGTCGGTGATCACTGCAAACAGCTTACCGTCAGGTGTCACCTCCCAGCGTTTCTTGCCGGGCTTGTAGAGAACCTGATGCTGGAGGCCGCAGTCGGCAAGCAACTTGTTCATGCTCACTGCGCTCATTCCGAACTTTGCGCCAAGCTCCGTCGGCGTGTAGTTCAGCTCCTGCGACTCGTTTACCAGCCGCTTGACCCCGGCCATCTCCATCACATCCACGCCGATTGCCGAACGGACCATGTTGTTGGCGCTCAGGATGGCCTGATTGCCTTCAAGCCCCAAGCTCTCGGCGATGCGCTTGGCGGCGTCGAAGTTATCGGCCGCAACGGGCAGGCGCCGCTCAATCGGTATCGACTCATCGTTCGCCGCCGGCGGCTGCGCTCGATGGTTAACCGCATACCCATCATTCCAGTATGCCCAAAGGGCGTCGTCGCACTCGTTCTGATAGTCGATGATTGTCTGCCGAATGCTCTCATCGACCTTTTTCGGGTTGACGCTATACATCCAGGCAGGAAGCTTTTTCAGCGGAAGGCACACCACCTCCCTTGCTTGGTCGTCCCCAGGAAGCTGCGTAACCATATGGGTGATGCAGGTCTCGAACCGATCTACCAGCTTTCGGTGCTGAGGTTGCCAGGCCATGCCCATACCTTCGACGATGGGCCGCATGGGTACGAATGGTTCGTCGTGATGCTCAACGATGAAAAGGTTCGTGCCGTGAAACGGAACAGTCATCAGCGCATTCATGCTGCGTCCCCCACCTTGATCGCATAACGGTGCGGCTCATCAATGACGCAAGCAAGTCCGCGAGCGAAGCTGGCGATTTCCTGCATTTTATTGCGGTAGGTGCGAAGCTCCCACCAAGCGCCATCGACCTCGTAGCCGGCCCTGCGCAACTCAATGAGAATCGCCTCGCAAGGCGTGTTATCACCACGGATAGCACGAAGATCATGAAGAGACACGTCGAGCCATGCGTGGCCGTCCCCGCGCGACTTAACCATTTCAGGCTTGTGACGAGCGAGAACTTCAACTGGGTAGTGGATGCTCAATGGCTGTTTGGCCTTGGCTTCCTCCTTGCCCAGGTATTCGCCCTCAAGCGCATACGCCGCGATGAAATTACAGGCTGACTCGAACTGGTGTGCCGGAATCAGCTCTGTGCGCGGAACATTGAAGCGGGTATTCAGTCGGCTGTGCATGGTAAGCGTGAAGCTCTGGCGCTTGTCCGCCTGCACCGCTTTACCTTTGTCCCTGATGAGGCCCTTGATGACGCTCAACTCGCTCATGCCAATCAGCTCATCCATCAGCGTTGCCATCTTGGAATGCTTGTCTTCGTAGCGACCATGCTTGCGTATGGCAGGCAGCACCTCACCGGCAAGCCACATCTGAAACGGCAAGGCCTTTGGCTTATCGGAGCGGCCAATAAAGAAATACAAGCCCTGCTCGGAAAGCATCAGTGCTTGCTGGGTTCCGCCAAGGGTGTGCAACCGATGCACACGCTTCCACTGATCTGGAACGTGCGCTGCAGCTCGGGCTGGCTTGTAGCTGTCGGTGTAATCCAAAGAGCGCAAGATGTCTTGCACTGAAAACCACGGATCACTACCAACGAGCAACGTACGAACCTGCTGCTTACCGAAATTGAATGGGATTACGTTTGTGCTATTATCCGACATGACGATTTCTTCCTCGAAGTTGATCTCGTTTCCCGAAGCCCTGGTGTCCCCACACCGGGGTTTCTTCGTTTTAGGCATTTGCCTTTTCTCCAGCATCCTCGATCTCCTTTAGTTTCTTCAGCTTGTAAAGCACCTCGCCCGTGAAAGAGCGCACCGCCTGCTGCGCGTCAGACTCCAGCCACTCCAGCACCTCCATGGGAAACTTGATCCCTCGAACCTTGCCGTCTTGCCCTTTTGGTCTTGCCATTTTCATCACTCCAATTGCCTGATTTTCAAAAATCATACAACTCAATATATCTCATGTAAAAGCAATTTTAAGCATAATTTGAAAAATACCGCAGCTCGCCTCATTATTCTTTCGCAATTCCTCCAGCACATCCGTGAGTCGCGCACATGAGCTTTGCCTCCAACCTCCAGTTCCACCGAATGAAGTCGGGCATGAATCAAAATCAGCTCGCAGAAGCTGTGGGGATCACGGCATCTCAAATTTCGCGCTATGAGAATGGGCTTGCTCATCCGAGAATTGCCGTGGCTCACAAGATTTCCGAAGCACTCGGAGTTCCATTTGAGTTACTCACAGCGCATATCGATCTCAGCGGAAAGCCCAAGAACAGAAAAAATACAGGTCGTACCAAGCTTGAAGTAAAAGTGAAAAATGACGGGGACGTCTTAACCCTGTTGTCGCTAATGGATGAGGCGAGCCTAAGCCAGGCAATACAGGGGTTTCTTGACGATTACGTCCAGGAAGTTCTTGAGGATGAGCCCCGCCTGCAGGAAGCCATTCGCACTTATAGGCTTGCGGAGGTGAAACTCCTTTTTGTCGGCAACCCAGAAGATGACTCCGACAATTGAACCCTTCTAGGCCCAGCTGGGCTTTCTCACACATACGCAAGGATGCGAGCAATGCTTTCCCTCAGGAAGCCCATTTCCAAAGTCCTGATTGCTGTGATCGCAACGGTTGGCGGCGCCTTCCTAGAAGCGTCAACTGACCTCATCAAGAAGAATTTCGAGCCAGCCTTGGTCGGCACCCGGAACTCACTTGAAGACTGGTTCTCTCCGCTACCGCATGACGCGCTACTCGGAATATCTTTAGAGACCTACATGCCCTCAGCATCAGGCGATAAGCCCTGGGCAGAATCCGTCTCGGCAACTATCCCTGCGAAGCGATGCCGTGACACTGGTTGGCCAGGCATCGTCCGCGCCTTCGACCCATCTCCAAATGGTCACAGCACGAACGCAGTCATCACCATCCGCTGCCGGCCATCCGGGCGGGTAGAAGTAGCTCTCGCACCTCAGAGCGGCGAGACAATTAAGATCTACGAGGGCCGATTCAAGGACGGTGACAAAATAGGCTTCCCTGGGGTACCAGGAAGCTATTATGCAGGGGTGCTCACTATGCACAGGCTCGAAACCAATAAGCCCGAAGGGCCGTGGCAGCCAGTCAATGAGTGTCAGGTTACCAACACCTGCAAGCCTGATGATTTTCGTGCGAACTAACCACTACTGATTTGATAATCAAGGAATGACATGAGCCACATTAAAGCCCGCGTCGAAGCCCTCCGAGAGCTCGTCAAAGAAATCAAAAATGTTGAAACCATCTTCGAGCGCGCTGCGTTGTTTGCCGCGATCCGAGTGATCGCCGACGACCTGTGCGAGGACGAGGGTCTCGATGGCTATGCTCATGAGAAAGCGTACAAGGTCAAATGGCATGCCGGCGCAGCGCTCGGCTTCGATGAAACCACGGACACCCGTTGTCACAACATAGAGTATGGGCATTGGGCGAACTGGGCTCACTAGAGTCCGTCACGAGTTGATCATCACCAAGCACTGTCCTGCCCAGTTTTTTTCATGCTTGCCAGAACTAAAAAGCCCATATCAGTGGGCTTTGTTTGCTAGGGCGACGATCAGAAAACGGACGTGATCTCGATGACCGCAAATTTCTGACCATCCCCGACAGGTACCGAACACATGGTGCGGCGGCCTTCATCGTCCCAATCTATTTCTACGCTGACTGCGGAGACCTCAGTAACTTCAAAGGGGCGCACGAAATAGCCTGGCACCACTACTCCCTCATCCTCGCAAGCAGCCAGGACTAGCAGATTCGGGTCCAGCTTTTGTAACTCTTCGATGAGTTCCTTCACCCTCATTGATGATGCTCCTTTTAATGAGTCGGCTAATGCCGAGAAGCGTAAGCGATTGGCGATCCCACCTTGCGTAATCACGCGATGTAACCGCCCGCAGTCCGCTCGGTATGTCGAAGGGCGTAGCATATGTTCTGGATTGGATCGTATGGTCAATGAGTGGTTTAGGAGTTGTTCCCTTTGAAATTCGATTTAACTGAACAAGACACAAGATATGCAGGCGTGGCAGACCCTGCCCTCGGCCATATTCCAAACGATCTGATAGCTGCTATCCAGGATGTGTACACGCCGGCGGGAATGCAATTGACGGATCTGGCTCTACGCGAGACTGAGAGTGCCGAGTATGGTGCCTCCCGTTTTGGCCTCGACGGACACACCATTGTCTTCCGTGTGGCTAAAACAACGCCGACGAAGATTGGACAGTTCGTCACAATATGGAAGCGCCCGATGTCAGGCAGCATCATTGCACCTCTCGATATCGATGATGGCGTTGCCTTTGTTGTGGTGAGTGTGTTCGATGCAACGCATCGCGGACAATTTGTTTTCAACCAGAAGATACTGGCATCAAAGGGCATCATGGCGATTAACGGTAAAGGCGGTAAGCGCGCTATCCGCGTTTATCCACCTTGGGTCAAACCAGTCGCCAAAGAGGCCGTTAGGACACAGCAATGGCAACTACGTTACTTTCTTCCTCTTGAACAAAGCGGAAGCGCTGATTCCGTGCGGGTGCGTCGGCTCTTTGAAGTTTAAGATCCTTATTCGTCATTCTTGAGCGTTCTGGGTAAGCCCGGCGTCCACCTATGCGGCAGCAACTGATCTATTTCACTCGCCCGTTGCGTCGGCAGGCGCGTGAGGACGCCCTTCAAATAGGCATACGGGTCATTCCCATTGAGCCGTGCTGACTGGATCGCATACGTAGCAGCTTACGTTTGGGCCGACAGCGGCGGCGAACCTTCATGTATTGTTGGGCAGTACGTACCGAATAGCGGCTACGGGCCTCTTGGTTGCGACACAGCTCTCGGCTTATGGTCGAGGGCGCTCGGTTGATCAAGCGGGCGATCCTTCGCTGACTAAAGCCTTGAACTAGGCCACGCTGGATAGTGACGCGTTCTTCGATGCTGAGTTCGTGATAGGACATAAGGGCAACACCGTACCGAAATGGTCAGGTGTTGCACTCAGTTTTTGCGGCCTCCGTGCGTATCTGAAAAATGTGCTGAGCTTAAAATTAATTTTAGTTGATTTGAAGGTTTTCTTTTATTAGGGAAAGTTGTTTCATTTCCCTGTCCCCTTGTTCATTATTGAAAAGGCACATGATTGGCTTGTCCGGGAACTTCTCAAACAATGGAAGGATCTGGGTTTTATTAGTAGCTAGATAGTCATTTGTCTGAGCAGTGCTGTTGTTTTCGAATTTTGATGAAAGATCAATATATATAGCGGATATTGAAGAGTAATAGTCACCCTTGGGAAGGAAAAGAACTTCACTTAGGTTAGGGTCGTATTGGGTTGTAGCTTGAATATGATGAAAGTCTGCCAGCCTTCCTTTTTCTATGTGTTTTTTGATAGCTGCAAGATCCTCTTTTGCCGACGCCCTCTCAATAACCTCTCCAGTTTCTTTATTTACTTTAAAATGTTTATCTCTGAAAAAACCACTCTCGGTAATCCCACTGGAAAACGCCTTGTAATTGAAGGCCTGTATATCCTTATGTCGTGAGCCTAATGTATTGTGCTGGCACGGAAATGCATTTTGCACATCGATAGTGTCAGGTGAAAGTATAGCGCCAAAAGAAATATTCGGCAGGGTTTTTGAGCTGATATGATCATTTAGAGACTCTATATCTATTTCCAAATTCTGTTTGTCACTTTCAACTTGGCAAGATTCCAGCTCTTTGAGCAAATCCTCGCGATACTCTATAAGATTCTGATTGTTGATGTTTGATCCTGATGCGCCAAAAAGGACGTCCTTACACTTCTTGAATAGAGCTGTTCCAGAAAAATTTACTGTGCCGTTGGTTTCTTGTCTGTATGAGGTTTTTCTTTGTTCGGATTTTTCATTAAGCACGTTAATGTTAAAATCATCAATGGAGGTTTTTCCGGAAAAAGACGAAACAAGGACTGGCTCACAACCTTCATTAAATCGTCTCTCTATTTGCTCGCCATGTAGGTATTTTACTACTTGTTGACTTGGTAATTCATGCGTCGCAGAAGCTAGCTCGTCAAGTATATTTTCCGGAATCAATCGCAAGCAACCAATATAATCTGGTGCTCCACGAACAGCCATGAGGCAAATATTCTTGTTCTCTGGAAGGCTTTTCAGAGAAAGACCAGACAAGTCGATTTTGTCTTCTTTGTTAGCAATGGCTTTATTAATTATGTTTCCAGCTGCTACCGCGTCTAGATCAGTCGAGCTGCGAATCCATTCTCCAACGGCACTCACTCGCTCATCAGTGCCATTTAAACCATTATTGCAAAATTTTATAACACTCAAAGTACTGTATGAATTTTCATATATTTTCACGTTTTAACCTATTGATTCATAAAGTCGGGGGTAGCAGTCAATCTAGCATGAACTAATAGCGTATTCGTTTGCGGACTTCTGTCAAAATTCGATCTTTTATTAGAAACTCTCTAAAACTGCTGCAGGGTGTTCTCAGTCAGGCTTGCGAAATAACGGCAGATACAAGACTCAATATGGCCTGATAGTTCCTGGCTAATCGTTCGTATCGAGTCACAATCCGGCGGAACTGCTTCAGCTTCAGGACGAAACGCTCCACCAGACTGCGCGCCTTGTAGAGATGCCAATCCAGTCCGCGAGGGTGCCGACGATTCTTTTTGGAAGGGATCACTGCCAGAGCCCCCATGCTCTGGATTGCACGGACGAAAGCTTCAGAGTCGTAACCTTTGTCTGCCAGGACGGACTCGGAGGTGAAGCCCTCAATCAGTGCTGCGGCTTGCTCATATTCCGAAGCTTGTCCCGGTGTTGGCAGCAGGCGCAGTGGGTTACCCAGGGCATCCACTAAGCTTGGCGATCAAGCCAGGCTTGCCAGTGAAGCTCCGGCGATAGCCTGGCCCGACTTTGCCTGAGAACTTCATGCGGTCGATCTCAACCCCATCATCCAAGATTGCGACCTCGGCTTCAGCGCCGCAGAGAACGCCGCCGGTAATGGTGAAGAGGTCGTGAATGGTCAGCATGTAGCGCTGGTTTGGCTGCATACAGCCCTCCTGCTGCCAGATAGGCAGTGAGAAAATGAATTGAAGGATTCCCCAGTCCTTTGCCTGCAAGCCCAAGGACTGGGATTGCGCCAATTTCGGCGCGTTTTAAAGACCTCGGAGGTCAGCATGGCAGGTAGCAAGAAGGTGACACAGGAACTTAGGAGTGCGGTAGCGCAGCTAACCAGGCAATGCGCGCAATAGGCACTACCGGCCCGTCCACACAAAACATCACGAGCGCCTTTAACCATCTGGTCGCAGCAATTCAGAACATCGACGAGCGCTTGGTGGAGCTGGAAGAGAAAGCAGACTCCACGTTGAACTGAAGACACGCCGCGGCCCGGTCATGCCTATGCCTCATCGGGTCGCAACATTTACTTCTCGCAATCCACCCGAAACAATACATCGCTATCGCCGTAATCAGGGGAATTCAAGAACAAGGTCTGGCAGTCAACATTGAAGATTCTCCCATCCTCAAAGATCGGTTGATTGCCATATTTGGCGCGCAGCGCAGCAATCAGCTCACACTTGGTGAGAGTGAACTGCTCGGTGCGATAGTGCGTAATTTCTACAATCTTAGTCATACCCTTTTCCCGCGGCCCTGCCGCATCATGTGGTTGGTTGCGCATCTTTGTGCCTGAGGATCAGGCGCGTTCGATCGAGCCAAGGCCCGCCGAAAACGATGATTTCGCTTAGGCGGCCATACAGGTGGTGCAACAGGAAAGGCCCAAGGCCGAATACCTCGGCGGCCTCCCCGGGCAACTGCGGATCCGGGCCGAGGTAAATCCCCGCGTGGTTCGGGTGCGCCGTGCGCCCCACGGACATGACGATCATGTCGCCGCGCTGCGGCTGGTCGACCTGCACGAATCCCGCCGCTTCATAGGCCTGCTCGTAGAGGCTCGGCCCGGCCGGGTCCTCCCCCCAGCCATCAGCGCGCTGGAAGGCTTCGAACTCCAGCCCCCACTCGCGCTTGTACCAGTCCGCGCAGACCTGCCAGCAGTCCCAGGCGCCGTGGACGAATGGTCTCTTGAGCAGCGGTGTGTTGCCCGCCGGCGCTATGGTGCGCAGATCCCCTTCGGGCCAGCTCAGAATGTGCCAGGGCAGCGCTGTGGCCTCGCACATGGCCAGGTCGCGCGGCGACGGCCGGCTAGTGGCGTCTGGGTGCGAATGCATGATGCCGATCACCTCGCCCTGGTCCTCGGCCGCGGCGTAGTCCTCCGGATCCAGCCGGAACTCCTCGTTCGGCGCCATAGCGATGTTGCGGCACGGGAAGTACTGCTGCTTGCGCCCAACGGCCAGCAGCAGGCCGCAGCACTCTTTCGGGTACTCGGCCGCCGCGTGCGCCTGGATCGCGCTCAGGATGTGTTTGCGCATAGTCAGCTCCGGGCGATCAGGGAGACGGCGGGAAATCCGCCGTGATTGAGCTCGTTGTTCTCGCCGAAGCGCAACTTGCAGGACTTCAAGCATCCTTTGCACACGTCCTTGCTCGGGTCGTCCGTGGGATTATCGTCATCGTCAAACATTGCTGGGCCGGTGTACTGGCAATTAGGGCCTCTGTAGCCGCCCGTCATGGCCCAATGGCAGAAGGTGGTCATTTGCCGGCCAGGCAACCCGTGATTGTCGATCTCGCCCGGGGATGACAGCTCCCACTGCACGACCTCGCCGTCCTCGCTGGTTTTCTGGTCGATGTACCAGATTTCCAACGCTTCCTGGGTCGGGTCGGCAGTTGGGTTGCCATCGGGGAAATTGGCCGCGTCCAGGTATTGGGCCAGGGTCTCTCGTATCGTGAGTTTGAACTTCAGCAGATCCTCAAACGCCAAGCACAAGGCTGTGATTCGTCCGTTGACGTTACCGGCGGCAAACACTGGCCTCGTGGCACTGCCGTCGCTGTCTGCGCCGATACCTTCGATCTGTACCGGCCAGGCGGCGTATTCGTTGCCCTGCCAGATTATCGACTTGGCTGGTAGTTCATCCGGAGAGCCCTGATAGGACAGTAGCTCCTCCGGCGTGTGCGGGATTGCATGCCCGTGAAAGCGCAGTACGTCGGCGCCGTATTCGGTACCGTCGATTTCAAACAGGCGCACTTCCCCGCCGGGCTCCAGCTTCTGGATATCCGTGATCAATGCCATTTGGCGGTTCCTATGGGTGAAAGGTTTGCTCGAAAGTGGCGGTTAGGGTGTAAGCGTTGCCGCCCCGGTGAGATGGCTTGTAGCCGTTGCACTTGTACAGACCAAGCTCACCCAGTGGCGGCGTCCAGAGAAACGCCTTGGCGCCTTTGTGGCGATCGAGGAAGGCCATGATCTCCTTGATCCTCGCCGCACTGCCGCTATGGCTCACCGGCCACGACTGCGCCTTGTTGTTGATGCCGTCCGATACCGATTGGCTGTAACCGTCACCAAACTGCTTGGTGCGGACGCGCTGGGAGACCTCCCCCTCCGCGCCCTTCTCGATCTGCCAAGTGAATGTTTCAAGTGCCATGGGTCACCCTTTGATTGCCCTGGTGATGCTGCCGCCCTGGCCCAGGTCCTTGCGCAACAGCTGCCGATACTTCTGCTCGACGAAATCGCCAAGGTCTTTACCGAACTGCTGATACGCAGGATCGCTGGACGTTGCGCTGGTGCTGCCATCGCTGGCCACTGAGACCTGCACATTTATCTGGGTGGCAGGTGCGCTGTTTCCACTCGATGCAGCGATGCCAGCTCCGCCACCAGAAGTCAGCGGCGTAACACTGCCGCCATTCGCCCCGGTCATCAGGAATGACCGGCCGCCCTCGTTGTACAGCTCCGGTCCCAGTTCGTTGACCTCGTACAGAGAGTTGGGCGCTACAGGACCGCCGGCCGCTCTATACCCGGAAAAATCGACACCGGTATAACCGGCCTGCGTCGAGCCAGGCGAGGTCGCCCCAGTACCGCTACCTACGAAGTAGTTGGTTGCTGCCCCCACTAGGCTGCCCAGTAATGCAGAACTCGCCTGGCGCGTAGCAATCCGAGCCATGTCCGCCAAAATCGACTTGGTGAAGTCAGCAAACGACGCCTTGCCAGTAACGGCAAAGTTGACCAGCGAATCCTCCATGGAACTGAAGGCGTTGGTGAAAAGGCTTTTCGTCTGGCCGGCAACGTTCTGTGCCGAATCCAGGTAGTTGGCCCAGGCAGAGGTCGCGCCCTTCGTCCAATCACCCTGTGCCGTTTCGATATCAGCATAGTTTTGCCGAATCTGGTCGGTGGCTTCCTGGTTCTGCTTGGCGAGTGCAGCTACCCGAGGGCCAAACTCTTTATCGAGATCGGCTTCAGAAGCCCCCTGAAGCGCCGCTGCGCTGCGCTGACTCGCCAGCTCTCGGGAAGCGTTGGCGAAACGATCATCCTGGGAGTTCAGCTCTCCAGATAGGGCATTTTCCCTGTCGCCCCTGCCAACGTCGAGTACGGCGCGCTGTCCGGATCGGCGCAGCGCCTCAGTTTGCAAGTTGAGCGCATCGATATAGGTCTTAAGGCTGGCTGCTTGTTTCTTGAGCCTACCCTCCTCGTTCGAGGCCAGCACAGCGAGTTCCGAGTCGGCATCCTTTTGCGCCTTGACCATCGCTGCGCGCGCGTCGGCGATCTTCTGGTCCAGCTGGATGCGCTGGGCCGCCGAGGTGCCGGCCTTGCCCTTCGTCGCTTCGAGCGCCGAGATTTCCGCCTCGTAAGCCGCGGTGACCTCGTCACGCTCGTTGCCGATCATGGCCTGACGCTTGAGCAGGTAATCCGCCTGGGAGACCAGGCCGGCCTTCTGCGCCGCTTCCAGCTCCTTCTGGGCGTTCTTGTACTCGGACAGGATGCCGGTGAGGGCGTTTTTCGAGTTGTTGAAGCTGGTCAGGTCGACCTGAGTAGCTGCAGCTTTCGGATCTTTGTACTTCTCGTTTACGTCCTTGATCTGCCCGGCGACATATTCAGCAGAAACCCGCTTGTCGTTCGGATTTGCTGCACGAATTTTCTCAGTGTCCTCATTGATTTTTTTGATCTCAAGAGCACGCTTTGCCTCGTTGGAAAGGTTAGCCAGATGCCGTGCATCCGCCCGAGTGGTCGCTGCACTCGCGTCATCCTCGATCTTTTGGCGGGCAGCTTGATCCTTGGTGAACTTGGTCTCAGCTGCATCTTTTACTTCGAGGCCCTTGATGTAGTCCCTGAGACTTTGCTTGCCTTTTTCACCGATGTAGACGACATCTTCGCCAGGGATCATTTCGCTGCCACCGCGACTTTCCAGTCGGCTCAGTGTCTCCCGTGCCGTCTGAATGCGTTCCGCATTGGTTTGGCTGCGACCGACATTCTTGAGATTGTCTGCAGCCCTCGCGACGAGGTTGTAACCCTTCTCCCAAAGGCTGAGGTTTTCAAGGATTTTTGGGGTTCGATTATTGATTGCGTCAGCATACTGATTGGTCGCCAGCTTCACGGCTTCCGCATGCTTGCCTTGCTCCTCCAATGCCACAATCTGCGAATAAACCGAGGCAGTCAGGTAGTGGTATTGCTCATTGAGCGCAGCCGAAGCCTTTACTGGTTCGTCAGCGATCTTCGCGAACTCGGAGATCGTCTCGCTTACCGCCTTGCCGGTTGCTTCTTGCATGGAGACGGCAGCCTGAGTAACGCCCAGGAAACTTTCTCCGGCTATTTTTCCGTTTCCAGCTAGAGTCGCCAGAACCTCAGCCGCTTGCCCCGTCGTCCCAACGGTATCGCCGACCTGTTTGGCCATGACTCCAAGCTGAGAAGCGGTAAGCCCCGCTGATCCGCCAGTCAGGATCAGTGAATTGTTGAAGGCGTCCTGCTCTTCACTGCCTTTGTAATAGGCATATGCCAATCCACCGATTGCTGCCGTGAGGAGGGCGATAGGTGCAGCCAGAGCAATAAGGCTCGTTGCTGATGCGCCAGCACCCGCTCCAAGCTGGGCAATTGCCCGTGCACCACTGCCCCAATCACCGGATTGCAAGGCGTTGGTCAACTGCATCACATTTTCTTGCGCTTGACGGGTGCCGAGCTTCAGCTTGTCGAGAGCCCCCTCTGTCGCAGTGATACCGGCCCGATCTTTCCCAACCTTGGCCAAGGCCGCGTTATAAGCGTCAACATCGATTGCGCCTAGCCGAAAAGCTTCGTGCGCAGCCTTCTCTTGTGCCTCCAGCTTGGCCAGCTTGGCAGTGACCGGATCAATGCTGTTGACGGTGCGCTTCAGCGCTTCGATCTGGCGATTTTCAGCCTCGATCAACCGCTGCTTCTGAGCCATCTCCTTGGCTTCGGCTTTCTCGATCCGCTCATACGCCTTGCCGAGCCGATCCTGATAGGACTCCTGCTGCTCGATGGTGACAAGACCACCCTTTCGGGCGCGCTCCAGCAAACCTTCAGCCTGGATCAGTTGCTCCATGCTGCCGATGTTGCCGGACATTGCCTTGTCGAGCTGGCTGATGATCGCGATTTCGCTGGCAGCACTGGTGCCGGCCTTACGACTTGCGTCGACCTGGCGCTCTTTTGCACCGGTAGCCTTATCGATGCCCTGGGCGGCCTCCGTCTCCGCTTGGCTGATCTTCTTCCCTGTGTTGGCCAGGCCTTCGCCTGCCTTGCCAAGGTCGTCGACAGCCTTCTCTGCACCCTCGGCCGCATCGACAAGCTCATCCAGGGAATCGCTGGCCTTCGAAACGTCAGCGGTATCAATCCTGATGCCAAGCGATGTGAAATCGGTCATTTGTTATCTCTCTGTTCCGCCATCACCTGCAGGGCTTCAGCCTCCATGTGCCGGATATCGCTGAAGATGACTTGCCGATCCTTTACCGGGACTCCACACATTCGAATAACGCTGGGTAGGACGGCATAGTCCAAACCGGTAGCGCCGCACGCGCCAACTCGCCACTGGGTGCTCATGGCTTCGAAGACAGTGAAAGCTGGCCAGTTATCCGGCCAGACCTCGCATTCCTGACCAGTCAGATCACCCGCCAGGAAGCCAAAGGCCCTCAGCTCATCAGCGGATGGCCCCTGCTCATAGAGGGCGCGCGCGGCGCTTAGGAGTTTCCCAGGCGGGACTGGTTGAAGGCCTCGGAGTACGCAGCAAGCACCGCACCAGAAACCGAAACGATCGAGGTGACCAGGATGCGAATGTTCTGCTCAGTAAATTTTTCCTTGATGTCCCAGCCCGCCACTACAGCTTTGATCTGATCGACTTCCAGGTCGATCTTGGCAGCGGTGAACTCTTTCAGGTCCATCTCCTCGACCTTCAGCCCCAGCTCCCTGTGACGCTCGCCCCATTCAGCGTACAGAGCAGCCAGGGCCGTTCGGTCGAGATACTTGAACTCGAACTCCACCTTCACTGGTTCGCCGCCAACGCGCGGAATCATCACGTAGGCCTTGAAGGTCGGGTTCTGGATCAGCGTAAACTTAGCCATGGATTACACCACCGCTGTCAGGTAGCGGGTCGGTTCGGCCTGCAGCGCCAGGTTTACGGTGCGGGTCAGCAGATTATTGCGAGAAACCGCGGGCTGCTTGGAGAACGAGGTATAGGCACCGTAGAGCAGCGAGTCATTGCCCGGCAGATTGAGGCGCGCAGCCTGCACCTGCTTGCCAGCGTCAGCCGCCAGCAACACTGCGTTGAAAGCCTGGGCCGGGTCATCGGCGATAGTCAGCACCATGCTGGCGGCGGACTTATCGGTCGGGATCTGTTTGCCCTGATCATTCTCCAAGAACACCACATCCAGGTAGTTCTGCTCACCGCCGGAGAAGGCCAGGTCGGTGACTTGCGGAATCTGCACCCAGGTCAACACTTTCTTCATGCTGCCAGCCCCACCACCGGCCGGGAAAATCTGGGTGTCGGTGGTGTCGATCCCTTCCAGGGTGATCGCAGTTGCAGTGGCCGCCTTCACGCGCACCACCTTGTTATCGAGCTTGCTCCAGCCAGAGCTGAGCAAAACGATATCGCCGGCGGACAAGGTGGCGCCGACGACCGTGGTCACCGCCTCGGATGCGTTGGTAATGGCGGTGAATGCCAGCGCCGCGGCATACGTCGCGGCGTGCTGGAAGGTGCCGCCGTTCGGGAGTTTGTAGCCCATGGGTTTTTCCTCTTTTCAGAAATGACAAAACCCGCTCAATGGCGGGTTCAGTGGTTTGCCCAATGGGCGATTAGAAAGTGTCTGCTCGGTACGTGAGCCTCACCGGCAGCGTGTTTGTGGTGTCACTTTGGAGCGAAGAAGCTGTAGCCATTGGAGAGCGGACGAATACCGAAAAGCCGTCTTTGCTGAGCTCTAAATTGTTTGGGAAAAGAGCCTGTAGCTCCTCCGCAATCAAGCCGTCACCGCCGCGCCCACTTCCTGCCTTCGTCACTACGCTGACCTGAAACACCCCACGATATGAAGTGTGTTTCCCTTCTAGGTCTTCGCTATCGGGATCAGCAGGTAGAAGGTAGGCCCTCAGGTGCGCACTGCCATCCGCAGGCGGCGTAAATGGCACGTTCTCAAATGCAATGGGGAGCTTTTGAGCCCTCGCGTCGGCCCAGACCTTCAGCCGCTTCTCGAACAGACTGCGTATGATCAGATCGCTCATTATGGAAGCTCCGCGACAGCTTTGTGAATCGCCCCGGGTTTCGTAGACACCTCTTTGCCTTAAACTGAGGCCAATTAGGAGGTGCCATGAGCAACCCGCGTTACCCCGAAGAATTCAAAATCCAAGCGGTCA